TTGTGTTGTTCTTCACACACAATATATCCTTTCATCTCATCCTTGAACTCCCGTTCAAGTCTTTCTGCTGCCACTTCCTTCGTAGTGGCATTCTGAGGGTACGTGAGAATGTAATTCTTCCCGTACATGCGAAAGCCAGAGGTGGCTTTCTTCTTGTCTGACCCTTTGGACTTCGGCTTCTCTGTCTGCGCAGGCTTATCCAGAGTCTCTGCCTCCGAGAGCGGGTCATCCAGGCACAGCAGCGATTGCATCTCTGCTTCTTCTTGTATTAATTCTTGGTTTAGGGTTTTGAAGGTATCCATGACTGGGGTCACGGTCACGCTATTTCGCTAGTAATATTAAAGCGAAATGTTGCGTGCCCTTATACCCGTGACTTTTACCAGTGTAAGATATTTTTCCCTGTCAGACACTTATGTCATACGTGCGAGGGGTTCTATTTTTAAAAATAGAAATTGTGTTATCCGAATACGAGTGTGGTTTTTTAATACATATCCGATGGGAGTGTGGTTACGTGTGTTTCGACACCGAGACGAAGCATGTACGCACGCGGCAGTCGCGGGAACAGGCTGCGCCTGTACACCCGCTTGGTGTGCGTGCTTTGTCCGAGTTGAAAGTTAACGGTCTGATTTCTGTGAATATTTTCTGTGAATTCGGTGAAGTGGTATTTAAGTGTTGTGATTGGTGAATTTCAGTGTTAAGTATGCAGCAACCACCGATTGATCTCACACCTAAAACTCCAAAGAAAAGAGCACCCGTCAAACGCACAGCTTCAGTATTATGGTCACCGGAAGCAAAGGATACAGTGCAGGAAAGGTTAGAAAGCTTAGAGCAGCACGTACAGCTGTTGCAAAGGCAGCTACACTCCTTCGAAGCAGAAGCGGCGGAAACCTTCGAGCACCTCTCGCAACTTATGGATGGTACGGGCGATACAACAGACGAGGAAGAACTGAATTAAAGACTGTAGACACTGCCGTGAGTCAAACTGTTTCAAACTCAGGAACAGTGACTTTGATAAACGGTATAGCACAAGGCAATGACTTTAACAACAGAGACGGAAGAATATGTAACATGAAATCAGTATACTGGCGTTATTCAGTGTCACCAAATTCCTCTACAACAACTTTGAATCAAGGAGACAGCGTCCGCGTTATGATAGTGTATGATATGCAATCCAACGGTACAGCAGCAAACATAGCACAACTATTTGCAGGTGCTGATTGTCACTCTGCAATGAACTTGAACTACAGGGACCGTTTCAAGGTCCTATATGATAAAAGTGTAAATATGGCAGCAGGTGCATATACTGCAACTGCCCTTACAGTAGGTAGCCCCACCACCAAGACTTTCAACGTATACAAGAAGTTGGATTTAGAAACTGTGTTTCAATCCACAGGATCAGGTGTAGCAGACATATCTACAGGTTCCATGTTTCTAATTACATGGGGTCTTGCTAATCAAGCATCGGTTGTAATCGGTTATATGAGAGTACGTTTCACAGACAAATAAATGTTTATTGATAAAAGTCTATGAATGAATCAACTTCAATTATCTCTAATCTAGCACGGAGGGAGTCCAACCTTCCATCTTCGTTGGCTTTTCTGTAACAGGTCTCTAAGGTCAAGTTGGAGAGGATTATAACAGGTAGATTCTTCTGTTTGATCCCTTGACTTCCTTTTTTGCGGATAGACATGGTCGATCCTTGAAGGAACTCGTTCAGGAAGGTAATCTTCTTCTGTCCTTTGAATTCGTCCATGACTACTAGGTCGTAGTCGTCCGAATATTGGTCGTAAAACTCTTCCTCCATTGGCATAGGGTACACTGATAGAAATTTGTTCAACCACGCTATCAACGAGGTCTTCCCAAGATTGGGTTTCCCAGTAATAAAAAGCTGAGGGGCCTTGAATGCTCTGTTCTGGCGAATATTCTTGCATATCCACGTCGCAATCTGAAGATTGGCGTCAGTGAGTCCATCTAGCTTAGGAGGTATCCAATCCATCTTTGATTTTTTTGAATTCTCACATTGAACCCAGGTTGCGTACTCCTCGATCTTCCTCTTGTTGAGCAGGAAGTATCCACGTTCAGCTTCCTTTATTTCAGCCATACTCTTTCCCTCGTCGACAAGTTTCGCAATCTTGTCGGACATCTTTTCTTTCTTAACCTGCTCGACATCCACTCCTTTTGCTATATAGTTACCGGCTTTAGTCACATAGGCAATACTGCCTTTCACGGAGTTCACTACCTTGTAGTTTCCATGCTTTTCGGCAATAAAATCGAAACAATCTTCTTTTTTGAATTGTTTTCTCTTATGAAAGGAGATGTACACATGAAGATGTGGTGTACCATCTTTGTGTTGTTCTTCACACACAATATATCCTTTCATCTCATCCTTGAACTCCCGTTCAAGTCTTTCTGCTGCCACTTCCTTCGTAGTGGCATTCTGAGGGTACGTGAGAATGTAATTCTTCC